AGGGTGTTAAAAAAACCTGCCGACCCGCTGGGGGCCGACAGGTGGTTAGTGCTGATTAGCAGGCGATGTTCATCTTTGCGTAGTCAGCGGCGGTTGCCGTGGGCTTAGTCGGCGCGTAATTCTTTTGGAAGAACTGCGCTTTCTGGTGGAGCTCCGAACGGATCTCGTTGTCCACGTAATAGACCGGAGACTTTTTCCAGCCGACGTGTGACCACAGCTCCTGATGGACCTGACGCCACAGACCAGCGTTGGTGGCGGCGACGAACATGCGATCCTGCATCTTGTCGAGCCACTCTGGCTGTTCTTCCTGCGACTCGGTCATGCGACCAGTGGCGGCGAAGTACGTTGCTTTCGCAATGGCGCGGCGTGCGAGGTGCTTGGTTGTGATGTTGCCAACCGTGCGCATGATCTCGAACTGACCGTTGCCATCCTGTGAGTCGAGGATGAGCTTGTAGCCTGCGATGAGTGAATCGATTTGATCCTGCTCTCCGCTGGCGAGCTTGGCCAAGGCCAGATCGTCGTCGTCAGAGATGGCAGTCTGTGCGATGCACTCGTTGATGTGGGACAGTGAAGGACGAAGCAGTGACTCGTCGTTCTTGTTGGGCTTGCCCCAGAGGTTCTTAGTGTCCTCGAAGAAGTTCTCAAGGACGAACGCAGGCCAAGTGTTGCGGCGGTTGTTAGAGCGTTCTTCGGAACCCTCTGGATCTGCGTTGGTGTCCTCGGTGTAGTGATCGTGCTCCGTCTCACGAGGGTAAGTGAGCTCCTCACGGTCTGCGTCGAGGTTTGCTGGGATGGTGTAACCGTTGTTGTTGCTAGCCATAGCTAATATCTCCGTACGTGGATGATGGGTTAGTGGTACTTGCTGATCTCGGGAATGAGATCGATGTGCTCTAGATCCTCAATCTGTGCTAGATCGAGTCGATCCAGAGCGTCTTGGACATCGTTTGACTGATCCTCGTCAGCCGTTTCAACTGACAATTGCCAGTTGTCGATGTGAAGGTTGATTATTTTTGGCATGTCGCCTCCTTTATCTGAGCTAATTTAATATGAGCAATGCTAATACTGCAAGGCTCACGAAAACGAACCGACTGACAAGCGCCGTCGGCGATTGTCATTGTCTTGGGTCACTGTGATACCAAGGTACGTCGAAGTCCGAAGTGCAGAGATAGATGTCGGACACGGTGTCCTTTCTGCACATATAGTGGGCAGGAACCTCGTCACCCATGACGATGTCCGTGGTGTTAGCGGCATACACTGCTATCGCAATGTAGCCGCAGAAGATTGTGAAGACCGTTGCTACCGCGTAGGTCAGATACTCTTTAATCATCGTTGGCTCCTACAGTCGCGAAGTACACGCGGTCAGTGAGTTTCTGTTCAGCTTCGATGTCATCCTCTACTGAACGAGGCTTGATCTGTGCTTGTTCAAGGTCATTGGCCAAGCACCAATCGTTGTGGATCTTGCGCATTTCGTCTTTGAAGTCGAAAAGCAGGAACTGTCTGCGAGTCTTCATGCGGCTCTCCTAAGCTTTGTTGATTCGGGGGATACCCATTTGAGTGATTCGATTTCGTGAGCAAGGAACTCATCGGCGTACTCGCCCATGACCTGTGCTCGTTTTTGAACGTCGCACCACCAAGCGTTGGCGATGTCTACATCTCCCATCGGGAACTCCTTGTAGTACACAGAGTTCTCTATGCAGAGGGCTGCAACGAACGCCAAGGCGTCCTGGCGTCGCTCGATGTCAGTGACTATGTAGGTTTCGCCGCCTTTGAACTTCCAGTAGGCATTGCCGCTGGTGTATAGGCCGTCTTCGCAGTGAGCACCGTAGTTCTCTAAGACCTGCGTTTCTACGATCCAGACGCCTTCGTTCTCTTCGTCAGCAAAGTCTATTAATCGTTGGAATTGTTCTGCGTTCATGTCGTTCTCCTTAAATGTAGAAAGTAGAGAAGACCCACGAGCTGTAGTGCTCGCTGTAGGTCACTCGGATGTCGGTAAAAGACTCTGGGAACTGATCGGTAAGTCGGGTATTGATCATGTTGATAACCCGCGCTTCACGAGGCGTGCCTTTGAAGAAGTTAAGAATCTGCACCCAGTTGTTATCAGTGATGGCGTGAAAGGTTTCTTCGATGCCGCAGTTGTTTGCATCGAGCTCGTAAATGATTGCGTTATCGATTGGTCGTGACATTTGCCTCTCCTTGAGGATGAATTCACAAATACCCACCGACAGGCGGCTGCGGTCACGCAGACGCTAGCCTGTGGATATGTGTGACAGATTTAGGTGTGTGTGACAGGTTTCTGGCGATGTGTGCCAGATTGTGTGACAGATTTTTTAGGTGTTAAGTGATAAGTATCAAGGACTTATCGATTTGTGTGCCAATGTGACAGGTTTTTTTTGAGTTCGTTTCTAAGACACTTTTATTTTTTGGTAGGTGCTTATTTTGAAATAAGGTCTGAAAAGTTGTCACACCTGTCACACATTGCTGTGGTTTAGGTGTAAGTGGTTGATTGGCAAGTGTTAAGTGTGAAAGAAAGTTGGCACACATTTCTGTCACACACTTCGTAAAAGCTGTCACACATGCCAAAAGTTGGCACACATGACGTGATTGGCGCTTGATCGTGGGCATTTGGCACTAGATCAGGAACAAGATGTACGTGAACAGCCAGAAAGTGGCCATTGCCGTGACAGCGCAGAGGATAAACCATGGATAAGCGCACCAATGTGGGTCAGCAACGCTACGTCCGAACTCATTAGTGCCGAGAACGCGTTGGTAAAGACGCTGCTTGATCTCTTGGCGGTTGTCCATGAACGGTTGACGATTGGCACTTGCGAAGACATAAGCGTTAATTGCCAAGTGACAAGTGATAATGAGCGACCAGCACACGATGTTGAGGCCAAATACGGTGTAAAGAGTGATCATATCTAGGTTTCCTTGTTGATGGTTAGAGATCTAAGTGATCAGGAAAAAAGCGCAACGGCCACAAGGGCCGTTGCTGGTGGTTAGAAGAGGTGAGGATGTTCTTCCATGAGCTCGATGGTTTCGACGAGGGTCAAGGTTTCTTGGGCCTCTGAGATGTCTGCGAGGAGCAAGGCGATGCCGCCGAGGAGGAAGGTGTCTGCGTTTTTGCCGATGTATTCACAGGTGTCGACGGTAGAGTTGACGACTTTGTTGAGGGTTGGGTTGTTGGTGTATTCGCGGTTGAAGCGTTGCTTGAGATTGTCGAATGAATAAGTAGCCATGATGTTGTCTCCAAGATTTAGACGAAAAACAGGATGATGATGAAAGGGATTGACATGCCAATTGCCGATGCCAATGCGTCGAGTAAGAAGTATGTTGAAAGTTTCATGATGATTGATCCTTGTAAGTTGTTGATTGATAAGGGTTAAAGAATGATGTGCGCTAGTAAACCGCCGAGGCAGTAGCAGAAGTAAAGGGCAACGATGAAGGTGATCTTTTCGTATCGATACATGATGAGCTCCTTGAATGGTGGAGGTTAGAGGACACCAATGTGTCCAATGTGAGTTTCAGGAATGTAGAGAGTCTGGAAGTAGAAGAAACGGTCGGAAGACTTACCGGTGGTGATGCTTACGAATGCCTCGCCGAGTGTTGACTCGATGTAGTCAGCGAAGGGTTGATGGTTGTCCATGCTTCGGAGGCGGTTGTTCCACTTAGGGTTGGTGACGACGTAGTAACGACGCTTAGATGATTCCTTGAGAAGCTGGATGTTTTCGTTTTCCATGATGTCTCCTTAGAGAGTGAATGACTGATTACACAAGACGTACCGACTGACAGACGCGGGACGCGGCTGTTGGGTTTTGGGGGTAGGAGTCCCTAGACAAGGTTCCATGGTCGATTTGGCAAACAAGGTTCCAAGTGCGAGATTCCGGAAAGGGGCGTAGGTGAGGAGGGGATGGGGAGATGATGTCTCAGCGATTCTGAGACCAGGAATTAAAAAAATTTTTAGAAAATTTTTGCAGATTGAAGTATTAGCAAATATTAGTTAATGTGCCTTCCCATGGCTAAGACCTATGTTTGCACCAACTGCAAGCAGCGAAAGGACGAGTCAGAGTACGAACACAAGAAAAATCGCGGGGGCAAAACTACATCCAGGATGCGTAGGTGCAAAGCTTGCACAAAAACGCAGCGTGGATTCTTGAGCTCTCGTAAGACTTACTTTAGTAAGATCTGCTCTGCTCAGAAGTACATGCATTCATCTGGCAAGAGAGCTCCCAAAGGACTTGAATGGGCTATAACCGCCGATGATTTGGTGGCCCTTTTCGATGCCCAAGAAGGCAAATGCGGTTATTCAGGTGTACTGATGACCACGTACCGTGATGGCACTGGCTCGCATGATCTCAACGCGTCAATAGACCGCAAAGACCCCGAGCAGGGGTACACCAAAGACAACATTCACCTAGTCTGCTACCGAGCCAATCTCATGAAGCACTCGCTAAATGAGCCTATGTTCTTTTGGTGGCTGCAAAATATCTATGAATACCGGATTTGCAAAGAAACTTTAGAATAGCTAATATGCGCTAATGACAGATAGCCTAGAAGTGTTGTGTCTAGAAGGGCTTGAAGAGGCTTTGATCGGCTATCAAGTCAATGGTTCTTCTGGGTCTCCGACGCTGGTTTATGACTATGACGCGTCCCTGAAGCTTTTACGCGAGCTCGGTTACGAGCAGAACGAAATAATAGGTTTTTTAGAAGACGTTAAAAGCATTGATTTTGTATCGCCGCCCGTTTTTGTGCGACTCGATGAGCTAGCAAAGGTAAATATACTGCGAGGTGACCGATATTACTTCGACAACGGTAACCGCACCAT